GAACTGAAGCAGGAGATCATGCTTCACAGGCACCTCACCGAACGCTCGGTAGAGGCGATTCAGCAACTTGTGGCGCGATTGCGCGGACGCACACCAGATGATCTGGACTCGTTCCCCGGCGACCGTGCCGCACTATTGGATGCGGATCTTGTACTGGCGGAGGCGTACAAATTACAGGCAGGCATTCCACACTAGAAAGGAGGATAACATGAGAATGATTGGCATTGGAGCAAACGACAGTGATCCACGATACGATGAGCCTGAGTATTGGTGCGACAAGTGCGTCGATGAGCTGATGGAGCAGGATCTTTTCAATGAATGGTTCTGCCCTGCATGTGAGAAGAAAGAGCGTGAGGAGCGCGAGAAAGCAAAGAAGGGAGATAAGAAGTGATACCAGATTACATCATCGAGCAGATGGGGAGCGAGTGGCAGAAGGCCGCTGCACACACGGAGAACTTAATGCAAGAAATTAAACATGCCCCCTTCTCTGAAACCATTAAAGCAAAAATGACTGCTGCGCTTAAGTGCAACATCGCGTTACTTGAAGAGAACGAAAAACTACGGATCGAGATAAAGCATGGCCCATGCGTTCCGATTGGGAAGCTAATGAAAGGACGGGAAAATGGATAAAAGCACTGTAATTTGCATTACCGCAATCCTTGAAGAGGCCGCTAGAGTAGACGCCAGAGATCGAGACGAGTTTTACGAAACAACCAACAAGCTTAGAAGTGCGCTGGAGTGCATCGAGAAATTAAGCCTTACCAACGCGCAGCCTGACTGCATGGACGTGGTTCGCAGAATAGCAAGGGAGGCACTAACACTAAATGACTGACGAACAAATTAACCATTCTGGTGAGCGCACCGAAATGGAGGTGCAGAAGTGAGTGGCATGTTAGTCGAAGATGTGGCGAGCGAGCTTGCAAAGGCAAGGGAGAAGATCGAGCAAATGCAACCATTGCTCCTAAAGGCCGCCAGTTTTATCGAGGGGTGGAATGAATACTACAAAATCTATTCAATGGAAGAGTATGTTTCGTACTACCACGACATCTGCAAATTTACGCAACGACTGCGAAAGGAGGCTCAATAATGGGCTTAACCCCGCGACAGCTGTGGATACGCCGCATTGAAGCGCAGACCGGGCTTGCGCCGCTCAACTTCATGATGGCTCGCTACATCGAGGCATACAACATAACGGGCAGGGATAGCCTTATAGAGGCATTGGCGAGCAAGGAACTTGCAGGCATTGGAGAGGGAACAAAGGATAAACTAAAGATGCTGGCAGGCTTGCCAGTGAAGGCAAAGAAGCCATCATGGAAGGCAGAAGCCCAGCGGCTGTACGCACTTTTAGATGCAGCAGGAATAGAATACATCAAACAAAAATGACACAACCATGAAACAGAAAAACAAGACAAACAAAAACCCGATACTAAAGCTGGACTTCTATGATCTGGATGTCACTGCGTTCTTCTTAATGGCTAACAAGAAGGCTTTCATTGAAGAAATAATGGAATTTGGCTGGTCAAAAAGCGCAGCCACTCAAATGGCAAAAGACATCATCGATACCATTTCCCTGCAATGCATAGAAAGCGTCTAGCAGAGGACTTCTACAGGCAGGCAAACCGGATCGTACTGGATGGGCTTAGGCGCAAGCTGGTCATCTTCCCGCCAGTCATCTCGGAACGTCAGGAGAATAAAATCAGAAAAACTACTGGAGTTTGCTGTAAGTGCGGGCAATCTTTTACAAGAAACGTATCTATTCAAAAGTATTGCAGAGAATGTGGGGAGCTTGAATCTCGTGAAAGATACTTCAGGCGTAAACAAAAGAGACTAGATGCAAAAGAAAAAGCCAAAGAAGCGGCAGTACAAGTCAGCCGAGACTCGCGCTCGTCAGTTGGCAGGGCTGGCAAACGTAAAGATTGAAGACCATGTCATCGGCGTAAAGGTCGAGAAGATCAACGGTAAGGGGCTATTCGCGGGTGTTTCCGAGGATCAGCGTAAGCAGATACTGGAGCTGTACTGTCAGGGGCATGGCTGCTACTACATTGCCGACAAGGTTGGGGTGTCTTACAACACCGTCAACGAAGTGAAGCAGTACTATTTGGATTACGATTCTCAATTTCGAAATTCATATTTTACGGCCAACCTTAAGAACAAGATGCAAGTCTTGATCGACGGGGCAATGCAAAGGGTGGAGGATACCCTGCCGGAGATGGCCCCTAAAGACGCTGTGCTGACCCTTGGCATCACGCTGGACAAGTACATGGCTCTAGAGAAGAACAAGGCACCGGAGCAGTTGCATCAACATGTACACCTGCACGCAAATACAGAGATAACCGACCAGTTCATGAAGGCGTTAAAGCCAAAATGAAAATGGAAACCAGAATTCGAATTTGAAAATAAAACTAAAACCAAAGCCGAAACATATTTATTGCGCCACACTTGGACACGCAGTCGAGTACCCTGTGCTGCTGGAAGAAGCAAAGCGCATTAGTGCTGAATTGCATAGAGCAAAGGAAGAGGGGTTCCTGAAATCAGCAGACGGTGACGATGCCATGAAACTGGCAAGCGTACTTGCCTGCTTCAGAGGCACGATTGAGGAGGTGCATGTCCCCCTCAAAGAGGAGGACAAGGCAAATCAGTGGGCTAGGATTCGGGGTGTCTTATCTAACCAAAGTGCCTAGTTTGTTTTTAGGCTTTTGGAAATTGAATGCTAATACAGCATCCTTTGCCAATTATTTTGCGTGCAATTCTTAATGCAATTCGCTCCGCTTTTGTAATGCTTTCAGCGTAAAACTTAAAAGTGCGACTATTGATCGTGACTGTGTATGTTCCTGTTTTCATATTATGCGTTGTCTTGAGCTTCGTAATGGAACAGCACCTCCAAGAACGCGATCCGCTCCGCGAGAGTGTTGGCAAAGGGTTCGTCGTCGGTGTGCTCGGCCCAGAGGGTGGGATCAGTGGCGATGGTGTGGTAGGTCATAGCTGGATGGGTTAGCTGTCGCAATTAGCAGCACGCTTTACGCTTATGCGCTTCGCCCGCGCAAACTCTCTGGCCTGCTTGGCTGTCGCAAAACTCTTTGAATAAGAGAAGCTCAGGTCGCAAATGAGTTCCAGCACCCACTCGTTTTGGATTTTGTAGAGTAATGCTTTTTCCTTGGGTTGGCTTAGGTAGTTCATATGTCTGTTGGTTAAGCTGCGATTGTCTCAGCGATTGGCTGCACCCGGTCGATCAGCTTGCTAGGCACTGGCTTACCCGTATCGGTGTACCTAAGGTGCGCCTTGTATTTATGGCCCGTGGCAGTCTGTAGCGAGCGCCCCCAGCCGCAATAAGTAACACGTACCCCGCGACCATCTAAGGTGCCATCAAGGCCTTGCCAGCCATGCACGACAGCACGCACAGCGGAGTGGACGTAAGTTACGCCGTAGCGGCGGGTTTCTTTGACGTAAGGAATTAAGTTAAGGATTGTCATATGTTTAGTTTTGGTTTTGCTTATCTAAATTCGAATTTGTTTCGAACTCAGATTTCAAAATCAAAATGACTTTCAGATTTCGAATTTTATTTGACGGTAAAAACGCCGTGTACATGCACGCTTGCAGGCAGGCACGGTGACAGGCCGAGGCAAGGCAAGGCTCCGCCATAATGCGACAAGCGCAAGTGTATAGGCGTTAAAGGTGCCCGTATCGATTGCGTTGAAAGTGAATGACTTGCGCTTGGCTTGCGTAAGTGTCTGAAAAGCAAAAGGAAAAGGCTTTCAAAAGCGAAAGCCTTTAGCCTTTAAGGTTGGAAGGTTGAATCAGTGTAAAAGCTCAGATGCCCAGCCGCCGAAAGAGTTTCCACGAACGCAAGAAAGAAGCTCAGCAAAGGAAGAAAATTCGAACTGGCGACGGTTTTCCCGTATGTATCGGATGCGGTCCCGTACCCGATAACAGTTCGCCCACACTTCCAAGGCTTCCTCCTCCTCAGCTTGGCAAAAGGCCTCTTCATCTAATACGGGATACGCTTCCAAGCTATTTGCAAGGCTTTCCCCTTCCTCAAAAGCTTTAGTGCCTTCCCTTACGCATAGGGCCTCCCACCATCCGCAAGCCCAGTGACCAAAGCGAAACACCTCCACATCATCTTCGAAGCCTTCTAAAGCCTTTTGAGCCGATTCAAAGTTTGAGCGCGTCAAAACATCCGCATCCCGAGAAGTAGTCAAAACTACGTACCATTCAGAGGAAGGGACTTCCCCTATGTAGTTTTCTAAAGAGTCAAAACCACTAGGATTTGAGATAATGTCTGAAAGCTTTTTCATAGAGCTTCAATCTCCTTTCCAGCTTTAAGCTTCCAAGCGTCAATTCGGGCCCTATACATTAAATCCGTCTCTATTGCCCTTGAAACGATTCTTTCAGCCTTTTCTTGCGCTTGTTTTAAAATGCCTTCTGCCGTATTCTTTGCCCCTTCAATTAGATCACTGGCGCGCTGGCCAGCTTCGAAAAGGCTTAAGGTTGGCAAATAATCGCTTCTCATAGCGTTTTCTAGTTCAATCAAAAGAGACTGCATCGCCCCTTTCGAATAGCTTTCAATCGGCAAAGACTCGGCAAAATCTTGCCAGGCCTTCAATTCTTCGTTTTTTGTCATATGTTTAGTTTGTTTAGTTGAAGCCTAAAAAGCTTCCTTCTCTCCCCTTGCCAAGGCAAAGAGAGAGACTGGAAACACTTTGAAAGCTTAAGCTTTAGGAAACAAAGGCTTTGCTAGTGCATACAATAGCCCCACGCTTGCCATCAAAAGACTCGCGAAGATGTAAGCTTCCCAGCGCAATGCGAAAAGGCGCAAGGCTCCTAAGTCAAAAAGGCAAAGGGAAAGCGTACCAAGAAAAAGGGTGGTTCTCATTATTCAACCTCCTCCTCCTCTGAAGGCTTCAATTCAACATCTTCAATCCAATGTTCAGCTATTTCACGCCAATCAATACTTGAGCATGCACCCTGCAGCAAGTCACCAAGCAGAGAAGCTGGAGGAATAGAGTGTTCCTGCTCTGCTAATTCATAAAAAAGGCTTTCAAGTTGCTCTGCTAGGCTTTCGATGGCTTCCTCCTTTGTATCAGCTTCAATTGACTCGATTGGGCATGTTTCCCACCAAAGGGGTACAATCCATGTTTCGCGATTGCGCCAGCCGTTATATGTTTCGTTTTGCATATGTTTAGTTTGTTTGAGGGTTAAATGTCTGAAGGGGTAATAAAAAGAATCACGCAAGCTTGTCCAAAGCGTAGGGAAAGCAAGTCTGAGTATTTGTCGCAAGTGTGACGGCAAGTGATGCCCAGTGCACGCTTGGTTGCTCTTATTGCGCCACTAGGGGTTGACGCTTTAACGGTACCGCGCTTTACCCAAGCGTAGTTTGCTTCACCTCCGAAAGTGTCTGTAAGCTCAAAAGACCAAAGGAAGGGTTTTGTTTTCATGAGTGTGAGTTTGTTTGAGGGTTAGGCTTTTGCCTTAAGCTTTGCAGTCTTATAAGCCAAGATTGCATTCATGGCTTCGATCACTTTTCCGCAAGCTTGCAAGCGGGGTTTGCCGAAAACTTCCGCTTTAGTGATGGCAAGAAGCTCGTCATGAGCTTTTTGCAGGTTTGCTTCTAGAGTTTCAAGGTTTGTCATGAGTTTGTCTGAGTTTGTTTTGTGTTCGAATTGAACGTTAGGAGCATAGCAAAAGGTCGGATGCATGCAAGGGGAAAGTGAAAGAAAAGAAAGAAAAGCGTGCATGAAAGGGTGAGAAGCGGGTGAGAAGCAAGGGAAGGAAGGGTGAAGGGTTGGGTGAAGGGTTGGGAATGCGTTGAAGTGAAGCGCAAGCAAAGCAACGCGAAAGCACGCCCGCACTGCACAGCACGCACGCTACACAAGGCGCGCACAATCATGCACTTGCACAGGCACAGCACAGCACAGCATGCGTAAGTAGTTGGGAGCGTGTGCGTTCGAATACAAGGTGACATGCCTGCACAGGAAGACGGGGGGAGGGGGTCAAGGCTCTCTGGGCTGCCGAAACTGCGACCCATCCAACCCCCCACACTTTATTTTTGCAAACGACCCCACTTTACTCTGTTGCGTGTACCCTATGCCCGTCACCTGCAAGCCCGTACAGCGCCCCTACACGCACGCTAAACGGCACCTTATGACGAATAATCTGAGTTGACGTATGATTTTTGGTCGTTTAGTTCAGGATGATCATGAACTTCACTGTAAGCGAAAAACAAGTTAACGAGGTCTACGGCGACAAGTTTGAGGATAAACTTAAGTTGTGGCAGGAAGGCCAAGATTATGTCGTCATTAAGGACAAAAGATGCAAACTTGGGAAGAAGTTGGTCTTCCGCGAGGATATCTTGTTATCTTTAGAAGCCAAGTTGGGCCTAGATGAACTTAAAGTTGAAGTTGTCCCGGTTAAGTTGGAAAAACAAGTTGAGCCGCCAAGCCAAAGTGACAACATCTTTGTTGATGTAGTGGACAACATCTATCCAAACACAAGATATGTCAGGACAAGAAGCGGCAAGACTATCTTTGTGGGAGGCAAGGGTGCCATCTTAAAGCGTGGTCAAAGGATAACTTGCAAGGGTGACACCTTGTTTCTAGGCAAAGCGCAAAGCTAGCCTTAGCTTTCCTTCAAGCTCTTCTTTGTCCGCTCGCTCGCGCTCGCTATGCCTATCTTCTACTTTAAAGGTAAAAGGTAAAAGTAAGAAACCTCACCAGAACCAGAGACCTGAGTGAGCATAAGTAACCCTTCCAAATGGAATAACAAAAAGAGAAAATCTTTTTGTAAGTTACTTAAGCTCTACTCAAAGTAAGATGACTCACCGTCACCGTCGCCTTTCGTTTCGCTTTTACCAAGTCACGCGCAGAGGGTACCCGAGTCAACCTACGCTAGTCTTCTTTCGTGGACTACTTGGAAGTATCGGGCTCCCAGCTCCCGAGTTATTAATCCCCCCCGGTTTTCATTCAAGGGGAACCTCTCCTTCACCTGTGGGCCGACAACATGTTCGATTCCCAGAGGTTACACGGCAGACCTATTTTGGCCTACACAAATAGAATAGCTGTGCTACAGATTATGTCAATGGATTCTGAACAAAAAGACAGGCTGATAGAGAAAATTTTAAGATACAAACTGACCGAGCATCCAACCCTGCCCCTGCCCGACAAGAAGCAGCGCATGACGATGATCGACAACATTGGCCCCGAAAAGGTCATGGAGTTGTTTATTGTCAGAGAAAACAGGGTTGTTGCAGAAAGCTCCGATCCGCACAGGTATGGGGCTGAACTTGAGGCTTGGAAGGATGCTGATGAACTTTTGTGCAAGTATAATGAGATTGTGGGATTGGGCGGGAACCGGGCTGGTAAGACAGAGTGGGCGGCTAAAAGGATGGCTCAAGCGTTTGTGGGGGCTGACTTGTCCGGCAACGTGCCGCCTTGGATACTGGAAAGGATTCACCAGCGTGGACTTCGTATTTGGTGCCTGCATACCAGCAGTATGACTAGTATCGCGATGCAGCAGACTGTGTTCTATAAGTATCTTCCCGCAGAACTTAAAAATGCTAAAAGAAACA